TCGTAGTATTCTACCTCGTCCAGCACCGAGCGCAGATTCTTGTAAAAGGCAACGCGGTCGATCACGCGCTGATGTCTGACGGGGTCGACATCCTCATAGGTGGCGTCGATCAGCAGCTTGAAGTGGTACGGCTTGCCGCCGTATTCCCACCATTCGCTGACCTGCGTATCGGGGTAGATGGCGGAGATCGCCAGCACGACCGCCGCCTTGGTGCCGAGCCTGCGGTGAACATTCCATGAGTCTTTCAGCGTCCGGCGCTTTTCCTCCAGGGTGTAGTTGGCGTCCCACCAGTCAACCTTGAAGTCGTTCGCCAGAATGTCCAGCAGCTCGTTCGGGAGCCGGTCGATCTGTGAGTAGATCGACACGCGCTCGATCTCGCCTACGCGGGCAGCCAGCACCTCGGCAACGGCAGAGGCAAGTGCTGCCATATTGTCGTCATTGGCAAGGACTGCCGGCAAGGAGGCCAGCAGGTTTTCCTTCGTGATGCCGTGCGCCTTATTCATCCTCATAGCCCCCATTCGTGGCCGTGATGGTCCCGACCGACGCAACCTGCGGCGTCGTGTCGTCGGAGCCATCCCGCAGCGTGGTAAAGACCGGGCTGGTCAGCGCCACGCGCTTGATGCCGGTCTGCATGAGCTTTCCGATCAGCACGGAGGGGTTGATGTCGCGCCCAAGCTTCCCGCACTGCCACGCGACGAACTCAGCCACGGCCTTGTCGACCGCAGCCTTGATCTCCGTGGAGCTGAGGGAGCTGTCCTTCGGCACATAGTAGGTGAAGGTGATATTGTAGCTCACTTTCTGCGGGTCCTTGACAGAGACCTTGTCTGTCAGCGGCCGCACCGTGTCATCGTTGCAGGCAGCGAGGACAGCATTCTTGATCTCCGTGGTAGCGATGGTGCCGTCGTCCATGAGGACATAGAGGTCCACCGCTCCGTCGCTGGGGCTGTTCGCCACCACGTCGGCGATCTTGGTGCTGACCTGCTTGGCAAAGTAGATATACCCGCCCTTGGCCCCGGCGCAGCTGTAAGCGTCCTGACTGGCGCGCATCAGCTCGTAGAACTCGTCGTCAGTGGCCTGGTCTGCGCCGTCATCGCTGGCGGTGAGGTTTTCGCAGCGCTCACAGTAGTCGAACAGGTCAACGAAGGTGTTGATCTGTCCTGCTGCGTAGCCGTTGCCGACCGCACCAACAGTCTGGCAGCGGATCTGCACATCGGCATAGGTCTCGCCGATGGACACATAGGCATCCGCGACCGTCTCCCATGTCAGCGTACCGCTGGCGTCAGTGACGCGCGTACCGGCAGGAATGAGGATCGCCGTGGTCTGTGCCTCGGAGATATGGAAGCGCTCGGTGCAGACCGCAGCCTGCGCCGCCGGGCGCTGCGTGACATAGAACAGCTCAGCCAGCGCGTCCAGGTTTTCCCCTTCCGCGCGGCTTGGGATATTCTGATTGCCTGTGTAATTGTTCAGCCCGCGCTCCTGGATCACCACGGCGGCCACGAACTGGATAAACAGCTTTTCGGGGCTGGCGGGCTTCACGCTGACGCCGGTGATTTTTTCGTAAATGGAGATCAGCAGCGATTCCACCGCTTCGGTGTCGGTAGAAACAAACTGATATCCCGTATTTCTCTCACTCATTGATGATGTTCACCTCCACGGTAGGGATCAGCCTGCCCGGGGCGTTTCTGTCGGCCGCAAAGGTCACATTCACCACCTCGGCGCGGGGCTCATATTCTTCCACTGCCTCTTTGACCTCGGAATACATCATAGGCATAGCTACCGGCAGAGGCTTATCCACGAACTTCTGAGGAAGACCGAAGCCGCGATACAACGGACAGGTCCCCTGCCGCGTGGAAAGGATAATGGCGATATTCTGCAAGACAGAGCGGACGGTGTCAGTCTCGTTGAGCTGCACCGCGCCGATGTCAGATGCGGTCACCTTGTAGCTCATGGCAGCTTTACCCCCTCAGATACTCTTGCAGGCTGACGGACACGGTGGCGCTGGTGACGTTGCCGCGTCCGTCATAGGTTTTCATCTTCATCTTGTGATCAAGCACGGACCAGCGATATTTCCCGTAGCCCTTGTTGCCGATCACCAGCGGGACGGCGATGCCGCCGCGCTCATAGTTCCACAGCTTCACGACCTCGGCGATAGGATCAACGCCGAGGTAAGCGGAGAGAACGATGTCGAAGGTCATCTTGTCGGGGTCAAGGCCGGTGAACTCCGTAAGGGCGTGTGTGCCGTGCCGCTGATGGGTCGCGTACCGGGCAGACCCAGACCAGGTGACATTATTGATCGTTTCGATCGTGCGGTCAGACACCGTAAAAACGATGTCGCCCAGACAGCCGACCATTCCCATGCTCAAAAACCTCCTAACACAAAACCGTCCCCGTTGAATACCGGAAGGTATAGGCAGAGGACGCGGTCATTCACCTTCGGCATCCAGTAGGTCAGATGCGAGCCGGGCAGGTGGTCGTGGTCGGGGAATTCGCTGGCTGTGCCGCCGCCGGTGAAGGTGTCCGTGATCTCGTGCGTGTGCTTTGCGTCCGGCTTTATGTAGAAATTCGCTCCGTAGTGCTGGAGCACATAGAGCCAGTCCGAAATGATGCCTGTGTCCTTAAACTTGACACGAGCCCTGCGCTTTGCGCTGTCGACGGCCGTTACCGTGCCGGTCTGAACGAGCCTCGAAAGGATATTCTGCAGTTCGTCCATCAATATCCCTCCAATACCATGCGCAGCGAGATCTGCGTTGTATAGCCGCCGCTGTCCAGCTTGTGGACAGCCTGCTTGATGATGTATTTTCCGTCGTAGCCGCCCCAGCCTTTGAGCGCGACATTGACGCCCGCAACGAGGTCAGTATCTCCCGGCAGCAGAAATTGTGCCTGGCGGCAGAATTTGTTGCGAAGACGGAGATTCTTTTCTGCAAGCTCCTTCGCTTCGTCCACTGTTCCAACCTTGGCGGTGATTTCAAGCTGCTGATTGTTCGGGTCTTCGGTGTATCCCTCGACCTTGGCGATGCCCTCAATACACTGTCCGGTTTCGGGGTTGACGTAGGACACCCGGCACGACGCATACTGCGCATCGGCTGCGCTGGTGCTGAGCTGGTACGTCTTATAGCTGTGGTCATAGCGTCTGATGGTGCGGACTTCTGGCTTCTGCTCATACTTGCGCTGATCGAACAGTACAAGGATCCGGTTTGTTGCCTTGAGAGAAATGCCGGCATCATGGCAAAGCTGCGACAGAAACTCAATGTCGCTCATGT